TGTCGCGCGCCGCCTGCGCCGCCAGCTTCTCGGCGTTTGCCGCCGTGGCGCTGGCGCCCGCCTCGTCGGCCTTGGTCGTGGCGATCCCGGCCGCCGTGTTCGACGCCTCGGCCGCGTCCCCGGCCTCGCCCGCCTTGAGCACGGCCAGAGCCGCCGCACCCTCGGCACCCGCGAGGATGTCCTCGGCTTCGGCGATGACGCCGTCGACGCGGTCGCCCATGTCGGCCACCGCCGCCGCGTTCGCAGCGGTCAGATCGGCCGTGCTCGTCAGCTTGTCGAGGATGTCCTGAACCGGCTCGCCGTTCAGGTGCGTAGCGCCGCCCGAAATCAGCTGCCCCGGCACGCGCGGCCCGATCACCAGAAACTGGCTCGGCACGCCCTGGGCCGACAGGTGCGTGATGGCGACGAAATGTTCGACGCCCGGCGTCAGATTGCCGATCTCCAGCGCCTTGGTCAGCGGCGCGCCTTCATAGACCTCAGTCCACGGACCATCGACGGTCAGCCCCCAGGCGATCCGCACGGCCGCCACATTGGGGTCGGTGATCTCGCCGCGCACGATCAGGATCGGCTGCGACACGCCGTTCGCGTCCGGCCCCTTGGCGTCCACCGACCAGACCGACGCGAGCGGCGCGCCCGGAACCGGCTTGACCACCGTCACCTGCAGCGGCGGCGAGACGCGACCGTCCACCGTTGCGGCGGTGATCTCGATCTCGACGCGCGTGGCCTCGACGCCTTCCACAGGCGCCTCGCGCAACGGCGGCGCCACCAGTTCGCGCGCCGCCGCGTCCAGCGCAGGCAACGGCGCCCAGCTGCCGGCCTCGCCTTCCTCGCCCTTGGCGCGCCAGCGGACCGAGAAGCCGCTCAGCGGCGCACCCCGCCAGGTCGGCATGTCGAAGCTGACGCGCACGGCGTGCGCATCGGCCGTGACGCCCAACAGCGTCGGGCGCGGCGGGTTGGCCTGGCGGTCGCCGGACAGCTTGGACGACAGCGGCGGGATCGGCCCCGTTTCCCCGGCCATCAACAGCGGCGCGACATAACGCACGCCGGTCAGCACGGCCGTCAGGTTCTCGCCCGGCTCGATGGCGATGATTTCGACGTCTTCGCTGACCTTTTCGACCTCGCCGAAAGCGATCAGGTCGCCAGCGGCGGGACAGAGGTTCGGGTGGCGAGCGGAGGCGAACAGGATTTCGCGGGTGACGCCGGGCTGAGTCTGGATCGGCACGCCGTCATACAGCCCGCCCTTGGTCCTCAGGTCGACGGCGTAGCTGACGCCGGCGAACATCTCCACCGGCGCGGAAAGGCGAAGGCCTACCACGGTCGACCCGTCTTCGCTCCAGCGACGGCAGCGCACCCGCGCCGATCCTCCGCCCGCACGATTCCAGGCCAGCCGAACGCGTGAGCCGTATTGCGAGATCAGATACTCGACGTCCGCCGTCCAGGTATCGATCCGGCGCTGATGCCGGCGTTGCCCCAGCTTCCAGCGGCCGTCGCGATAGGCGCGGTTCGGCGTCGCCTGGCCGTCAAGCGTCAGGGCCTCGATCAGGCTGGCCGCCTTGATCCCGTTCGCCGGATCGGCCACCTCGCCATAACCATCGTTGTAGACGAACAGTTCGTCGGGCTCGCCGCCCTTCTCGATGTTCTGGAACTCGACGCGCAGGGCGTGGACCGGATCGGAATAGACGATCTCCCAGCGGTGATCCTTGAGGTTGTCATCGGTAAAGACCTGCGCGGGTATGGGCTTCTCGACCCATGGCGAGGCCGCCAGCTGCGTGCCGTCCCAGGACACGCCGGCGCGACCCCGCTGCTCCAGCAGCGCCAGCACTTCAGACTGCGTCCGCGCCTCCGTCAGGTAATAGTGGCACGTCCAGTCGTATTGCTCGCTCAGTTGATGCCACGCCCGCAGCCGCGCGTCGGCCTGTGCCGACAGCAGAGGCTTGGCCGGGGCCGGTCCGGTCAACAGCCAGCGCGCCAGTGCGGCCGGATTCGACGTCGCCACCGGCGGACCCCACGCGCCGCCCGTCCAGGTCGAGCACTTCGGCTTGATGCGACAGGTGATCGGGGCCAGCCCGCCCTGGTTGATCGCCGTCGCCCGCACGGCGAACTCGATGATCGACAAGGTTTCGTCCGCGACCGGCTTGCGGAAGGCGACCGACTTGATCGCGCTCACCATCACCGTGTCGCGGCGCTTGTCGTTGTCGTCGTCCGGTCGGTTCCGCGTCAGTTCGAACTCATACCGGCCGTGCGGCAGGTGGACCGAATGGGTGACCCGGATCGGATCCTTGGTCGCGCTGGTCCGGGCCCAGATCGGACCCGCCTGCCACGGTCCGGTGGCGGCGCCGGTCTGGTCGATGGGGCGATACCGGACCGCGACCGAAGCATGGGCCGTCAGCAGCCGCCCGTCATCCTTCTGGAAGCACAGGCCGGCAGGCAGGAACAGATCGATGTCGAACCGGCTGCCGTCCGACGACGCTGCGCGGATCAGCGACGTCGCGCTCGACGGCGTCGCCTTCAGCTCCTCGTTCAGGTCCAGCTGGTCGACGTCGTTCGGATACAGCTGGAAGGTGCGCGGCCCCGGCTCCAGGTGCTGCACCATGCGGAAGTCGCCCGCGCCCATGGTGCTGACCAGCGTGTCGCCGATCTTGACCTCGGACACTTCGCACGGGCCGTAGTGGACGCCCAGGATGCCGTACATCCAGACGTCGTCGCCCAGGCTCTGGGTGAAGGTCTTCGCCGCCAGATCCGGCGCGGTCACCACCTCGCCGAGGGCCAGCGGCATCGGACCCCACTGCCGATACTGATTTGACGCGCTCTGCAGCGCGTAACGGTCGTTGGCCTTCGTGGCCTTGTTGTCGGGCGCGTACAGGCTCGCGATCAGCGCCTGCCCGCCCAGGGTGATCGCCGCCGCCGCCGCGCGCGCCAGCAACTTGCTGGTGATCATCCCGCCGGCGCCGCCGCCGACCCAGGCCGAAACCGCGATCACCGCCACCGTCAACAGGATCTGGCCGATGTCCTTGCGCCCGCCGCCGCCGCCCATGGGCTCGACCACGACGTTGACCACCTGATCGGCCGTCAGGACGTGATCCAGCGCCGTCTCGCGATCCAGACGAGCGCCGTCGACGTAGATCTCCGTGCGGTTCAGCGCCTCGATCGGCAGGCCCGCCTTGACCGCCTCGACCAGCATGGCGCGCACGGTCAGACCCTCGACCACCGTCAGGTCGAAGGCGTCCCGGCCAAAAGGCTCAGGCGTCACGACGATGGGCAGCGAGCCGTCAGCCACGGGCGCCTCCTTCTCTCAAGTTGTCGGTGATGAAGCGCACGGCGTGCGCCCGCCTGCGTCGGGTCGAACCCGAAGGGCTGGCGGCCGCAGGCCGCTAAGAACCGGCGATTTCGGTGACGAAGGCGGGCACAAAGGCCCCCTTCAGCCGATACCGGCCGCCCGGTTCGTCCAGGTCGAGCAGCGCAGTCTGCATCGGCGTATCGGCGTGAAGGATCAGGCGGGGCGTCAGCATGTAGCCGACGTGCCCGGCCCTCCCCATCCATGTCAGCCAGGCGACCACGCCCGCCTGCGGTTCGACGGGCCGCCAGGACGCCAGCCCCTCAGCCAGCAGCCGCGCCCGTTCGCGCGTCCCGGCCGGGCAGACGATGGCCGCCTCATACAGGTCCAGATAATCCGGCACCTCGATCCCGCTGAACGTCCTGAGGCACCACCGGGTCAGCCCCCGGCAATCCCACCCGTCCGGCGTGTCGCCCTTGGCCAGGAACGGCGCCCCCACCAGCGGCGCCGCCCGCCTGACCAGATCGCCCGGCACCGTCATCCGCATCAGAACATGCCCGGCGTGGTCGCGGGCGTATAGCTGACGGCGCAGGCCGGCTCTTCGTTGAAGTCGCGGGGCCGAATGACGGCCGTGGCCTTCGTCCTGTCCCCCTCGGTCGAGGCGATTCGCGCATCCATCAGGGCGCGCTCGATGACGTTGGGATCGGCCACCCGAACGACCGACAGATCGATCTCCGGCGGCTCCTCGGCGGCGTCAGCGGCCGCCTCGATTACCTGATCGACATTGGCGATGGTCAGGCGCGCCTGACCGAACGGGCTGTCCTGGCTCGCGCCCGCCCAGCCCAGTTGAAACGGATAATGGACGTGCTCGACGCCGTTGGACGTCAGCCCGCCGGGCCAGTCCGTGACGTTCAGCGGTTCTTCCAGACCGTCGCTGCGAATGGTCACCAGCTGCGCCACCGCGTCCGGCTCGCCCCGGAACGCCGCCTCCACCATCGCTTCGGTCACATCGGTCATCAGGCGGTCTCCAGCCAAAGGGCGACGTCCATGAGGTGCAGAGCGCCCCGCGTTTCGCTCAGGCGCGGCGCCCCGTCGGCCGCCCAACTGCCGACGCACAGCCGCTCGCTGCCCGGCTCCACGATCCAGAAGCTTCGCGCCGTCGCGTGGAAGGCTTCAAGCAATGCGCGCTGAACGACGTCGCAACGGATCTGGCCGGACAGCTTTCGCGCGGCGTCGGCGGTGATGGGGCGCGACATCGGACGGCCCGGACCGGCGTCGAACTCGATCTGGCCGGGTTTGGGCTCGAAGCTGGCGCCGACGCCGAAGTCACGAATGGCGCCCGGCCAGGACGGCCGCTGCAGGTCAACGTTGGCATGCAGCCCCGGCGACCACTGAAGCGGGCGTCGCAGGCCCTGCGGCGCCTCCGCGATCAACGGCTTCAACAGCACCGCCTCTATGGCCTGCCCGGAACCCGTCGCCCGACCGCCCGTCTCGATTGACGCGCTGGCGGCCGAGGCGGGACGGTCGATCCGCGCCCATGCGCGATGGTAGGTGTCCAGCAGTCCGTCGCGAGCGACGCCCCAGCTGGCCAGCACCGGCCGCTGCACATTCAGATCTTGCGCCATCAGCACGGCGCCGCTGGCGTCGAAGAAGACCAGACGGGCGAAGGGCGGGACGGCGGCCCCGGCGACAAACGCCGCTGTCGCCACAGAGACCTCTATGACAGAGAATCCCTGGACGTCGGCCCGCGCCGTCGACGCTGACGTGACGGCGAAGGATTGACCGGCGCTGCTGGACGTGCCCGAGGCGCGAATGACGCCCCGACCGGGCGCGCCTCGCTCCGTCTCATCCTTCGACAGGGTCATGCCTGCCGTGGCGGCCCAGCCGTCGACGCCGTCAAGGGCGCCTGCGTTAGTCAGTCGGTTGATCATGGCGACTCCCGATCAAATCCTAGCCGCGACGTCTGGGTTGGGGCGTCGCCCGCTGCGCCCGCGCGAGGCTCCCGTCTTTGCCCGCCTTGGCCAGTTGGCTCTTGAAGAGCGGCTCAAGCTCCAGTTCGAGACCGCCGCCCGCATTTTGCGACAGGCGGCCGGTCATCGGTTCCGAGCCGTAGTTTTTGATGGTCAGACCGCCGAGGCTGACGTTCATGCCGCCGCCGCCGGCGGCCGCCTGCCGCGCCCGGTCATGCTCCATCACCTGCGAGCCGCGCGGCAGCCGGAGCAGTTCCGGTCCACGCTCGCCGACCCACTTCCAGCCGCCCTCCGAGAAGTCCGTTCCCGCCGAATGGCCGCTTCCGAACAACTGCGACAAGGCCCCGCCCAGATCGATCCCGCCGCTGCTGAAGCCGCCGCCCAGGGATTTCAGGAAGCCGCCCCAATCCAGATCGCCCAGGGCGTCGCCGAGTTTGACCAGCCACTTGTCGGTGGCGCGGTCCAACTGATCGTAGATCGCGTCGCCCAGACCGCTGCGCTTGATGTCCAGCAGCATATTGCTCGTCCAGGCGCGGCGGGCGCCCGTAAGCGCCGCATCCAACTCTTCCTTGATCTCGCGCCCCGCCTGTTTCAGGCCCTCGCCGCGATTCAGGTTGCCGCGCTGTTCGATCTCTCTGGCGCGCCGCTGAATACGATCGGCTACGCTCAACCGGCGATACTCGTCTTCGTCCCCCGACAGACGCGCCAGGTTCAGCCGATGCTCAGTCTTGGCGTCAGCGATCGTCCGTTTCAGTGCAGCGGCGCGCGCCTCGACCAACTGGTTGCGCTGCGCCTCAGCCAGGTTGGTCGCGGTCGCCAGGTCATAGCCCGCCTTCTGAAATGCAAGGATGCGGTCCTCATGCTCGATCCGCTTGCGCTGGTTCTCCAGCGATCGTTCTTCGCCCAGTAGCCGCATCACCTGTGCCTCAGCCTCACGCTGCAGCTTCAGGCCCTCTTCGTCCCTCTGGACCTTCATCGCTTCCAGCAGGCGCTGCTCTTCCTGGGTCGCCCGGCTCTTCGCCAGGGCCGCCGCCACGCCGTCGTCTTCCAACTGCCGGATGCGCGCACGGACCCGCGCCTCAGCCTCAAGGTCGCGAACACGGTCCAGATTGTTGGTCGCCTTGGCTTCCTGCAGCGAAAGGTTGGACTGGACATCCTCCTCTCGCCGCGTCCGCTGCAGCAGCTCGCGAGCCTGGCGCTCGGCCTCCCGCCGTGCGCGATCCGCGTCCCGCGCCGCCTTGTCCCGATCCTTCTTGCCGGCGTCCTCGCGATCCTTCGCCTCTTGCGCCGCCTGATTGGCTGCCGCCGAGTTCGCGGCATCCTCACGTTCGCGATTGTCCCAGTCGCGGAGGAAGGTCTCAGTGAACAGCTTCGTCTCCGCCTGCCGGCGGGCGAAAGGCGTCGCCGCCACATCGCGGCGAAACTCAAGATTTTCTATTCGCTCATCACGCGTGGTCTGCAACCACTCTCCCAGCTTGGTCCAGTAGTTGGACATGCTGCGGGTGGCGACGTCCCAGAAACTGGTCAGTTCATCGACCTTGTCAGCGTGACCGCTCATCGCGCCAGTCAGCGCTTCCATTAGAACCTTCTGCGCCGCCGTTCGATCACCCAGCTTGGTCAGGCTGTCGATCTGGTCGAGTGTCTTCTGATCCAACAGGCCGAACTGGCGTGTCATGTCACGCGCCGCCTTATCCGGCTCCGACATCGACTTGGCCAACATTTCGGTCGCTGACTTGGCGTCGACGCCCATGAAAGCCGCATAATCCTTGGTGATGGCGACCAGACCACTCATCACCTCGCCCCCGATTTTTCCCGTGGAGACATAGGCTGAAGCCATGTCGCGCGCGGACTTCAGAGAAATGTTTCCTGCCTCCGCCCCCGCGTCAGCGGCGGCCTTCAGCTCGGCGCCGGACATCTTGGCCGTGCGTCCAAGACCGGTCGCGGCCCTGTCCAGCGCCGCTGACGACTTCTCCGCCTGGGCCCAGGCCACAGCCATGGCGCCGGTCGCCCCGGCCAGGAGCCCGGTCGCCCCGACCAGCATCGTCAACGGCCCCGTCAACTTGATGGCCGAGGTCGACCAGGCGTCCAGGATCTGCGGCCCCTGCTGGATCGCGATCATGGCCGGGTTCATGCCCATGGCGGCCGTGGTGAAGACGTCCGCCCCCTGACGCGTCAGGTTCAGGCGTGACGCCATGACGTTGCGGCTCAGCCCCTTGCCCTGCCGGTCCAGCGCCGCCGTCGTCTCATTGTAGCGCTGCTTGGCCAGGTTCTGCGCCTGGGCCAGCTGTTCGGTCGTGATCTTCCCTCGCTTGGCGAGCGCGTCGTACTCGGCCAGTTCCTGGTTCAGCTTCTGCTGTGCCGCCCAAGCCGGGTTCAGGCCCTCCAACAACACCTGCGCACGCCGATCATAGGCTTTGTCGGCGGCCGCGAGTGTCCGCCCCGCAACCGACGCGCGCGCGTTGGTTCCCCCGCTGACGCCGGTCGTCTGGTCGATCCGGCTCTGCAACGCCGTGTTCGCCTGGGCGGCCGCCTTGGCTACTTCGCGCAGACGCTCAACCTCGCGCATGGCGGCGGCGGCGGCCTTGTCTGACCCGGCCGCCGCCTTCTCATTCATGCGCACCAGCGCGCGCTCTGCGCCCTCCGCCTCGCGGATGACATCCTTGCCGCCCTCAGGCTTAAGGCGAATGGCGACCTGTTTGGTGCTCATGTCATCGACTCCGATGCGTGACGATCAGACCCGCCGTCCTCGCCCCCGCCTCTTCAGCGAGCTTGTCGAGATCCATGCGTTTCCGTGTGGTGATTTGGGGAACCAAGATGAAGACCACGAAGGTCTGCCCAGCGGGGCCATACAGACGCGAACCTCGCCCCTTGGAACTATACTGGCGCGCTACCCTGCCAGGTCCCAGCATGGCGCCGTCAGCGACCAGAAAGGCGCGGCGACCTCCCTTCTCGCGAACGAACCTTAGCTTGATGCCGGTGCGACGGACGAAGCCGTCAGGTGTGATCCGTTCGCGCGCGCCACGCGTATTGACGGTCGTTCCAAAACCGGCCCTTGCCGCCTTAACGCCGAACTTACCCGCGGCCTCGGTTGGAATAGCCAGCCACAGCCCTTCCTTCGACCGGATTACAGTGGCCTTCAGCGCCGTCTCGATGATGGCGGCGGCCGATCCGCGAACGGCGACGTACCCGGCTGCGTCGACGCTGTCCTGCCCCTGCGGATACACCTTGCCCCGCCACGCTTTTGGCAGCCGATTGCCCTTGAAGGCTCGTTCCGTAGCGCCGCGCACAAGGCCCTTCAGGGCATCCGTTCCCTCGCGCACGCTGGCGGTGACGTCCCGGGCCAGCTCCTTCTCGATCTCGGCGGCCAGACCCTCCGCCTCGATGCCGACCCGCGCCCTCATTCGTCATCCTCCCGACGAAGGCCCTTGATGATCTGCCCCTCGACGAGAGGCAGGGCCTCGGACATCAGCAACCGCGTCGCATCGTCCATCGGCCCGCCCAGCTGCGCGAAGGCGACCACGGCGCCGTAGTCCAGGGCGAAGGCGCCGAACCCGCTCGACCTCAACTGGCCGGCGCAGGCGTCGAGGACGTCCCAGACGCGGCGGCCTTGCGGGGTTTTCGGCGCGTGCCGGTCGAAGGGGCAGGGCTCGCCTTCGCCCCCGCAGTACTGTCGTCGGCAGCTGTCCCGGCAGTAGGATCCGCCTCCCTCCCCGAACTGCCACTCGGCAAGGGAGACGATCCTTTTTTTTCCGACATCAGGGCGTACACTTCGCTGGCGTACCCCCTGTCGAAGAAGTCGAAGATTTCGGGCTCTTGTCCCAACAGCGCCACGACCTGGTCGGGCGTCAGCGTCTGGGCGGGCGAGCCGGTATCGTCGGCCACGCCCTCCCATTCGAGCGCGCCGGCCGCCACATAGGCCGCCGTCATGACGAATAGCGCCTGGCCCATGTGTCCGACGCCGTCGTCATCCATCTCGACCCCGTGGGCCACCATCAGCCCGGCGCTGATCCGCCGGGCTTCCACGATCACAGGCGTCGACGGCGGCAACATCTTCACGCGCACGCCGTGCGCTGGCTCCAGCCATTCCGGCTGGGCGGCGACCTTCAACTGCAGCATGGGTCAGCCCTCCTCTTAGGCGCCGTAGGCCGAACCGGCCACGTCGTTGTCGAGGATGACGGTCAGAGCCCGGCCGAGCGTCGGATCGACGGCCGCCTGATAGGCGTAATCCGCCTGGATGCCGCCCGGCCCCGTCACAGGCCGCTTCGCCTTGGGAAGGAAGACGCGGTGCTGGATCAGCCGCAACGAGAAGTCGGTGCCCGGCAGCGTCCAGATGTGCTCCAGGTCGCTGGCCTCGCCGTTCTCCGCCTGCAGCTGCAACTCAGGCCCGCTGAAGCGCGCGCCGATCTGCCCCGTCAGGGCCAGAGCGCCTTCGTCAATTCCGCTGACCCGGCCGTCGCTGCGGATGGCCGGGACTGGGTCGAGGCCGTTCGACAGGTTGAACTGGCCGCTGACCAGATCGGCGATCGGCACGCCGTAACGCAGCACGGACCCCGAGAACTGCGAGAAGCGCGCCACCGCCATCTCGGCGGCGACCGTGCCGGCGGCTGACGCGGTGGCGACGGATTCGCCCTGGGCGATCAGACCCAGCGTCGCGGTCAGATTGCCCCCCCGCTGCATCTGAATGCCCAGCGTGTTGGCCTTCACGCCATAGTTCATGTTGAAGGCGGGAACCTCGGGATGCTGAAGCTCGATCGAGGCGGATGGCAGCACCGCCGCGCCGCTGGTGAAGGTGTGACGATACCCGCCCGACGCGGCGCCGCCGGTCAGCGTCGCGCCCGAGGCCGCCGCGTTGGATGCCGGGGTTTCGCCGGCATCGATCGCAAAGCTGTTGCCGGAAACGCCCAGCGCGTCGTGCTGGATCAGAATGGCGTTGCCACGGTCATTCTGGCGATAGGTGGCGGCTGCGACGCCCGTCACGGCGCTGGCGTTCAGGGCGCGCACGGCGTTTGCCACCGTAGCCGGAAGCGTCGCGCCGATCTGGATCTGATTGGCCGTCGGCGAGCCGGTGACGAAGGTAAAGGCCTGACCGCCGATGCTGATGGTCGCATTGTTCACGGGCTGGGCCGAAAACGTGATCGTTCCCCGCGCCGCCTTGCCCGCCGCGCTGGTCGGGACGCCGAGCAGCATCCTCAGCCACACGCCGCTCTGCCGCGCGCAGATGGGCACGACCACGTCGCCGGTGTTCGTCACGGCGTCCCGGCCGGGCTCGCTGGGCTCTCGCCCCCGGCCCAGGAGTTCGCCGTCGATCAGCGGCTGCTCTTCGCCGAGCGACGCCGAGACGAAGGCCATTAGGCCAAAGCCGGTCGCGGGCGGGAAGCCGAAAGTCTGTTCAATCGCCAAGGCCATGCGGGCATTGGCTCCGCGTGCGCGTGCCATGTCAGTTCTCCATCATGAGGGGGGTGTCCGCCTGGGGCCGGACGAGGTCAGCCAGGTGCGATCGGCTCGGGCCGATCAGGTCAGCGGGTTGGACGTCGAGTAGACGACGATGATGCTGAGCTGCGCACCCCGCACCGGTTCGGCGCTTTCCAAGGTCACGTCGTCGGTCATTGGCGCGGTCGCCTCAGCCCATTCGGCCACGCCGCCAAGGCTTCGATCCGCTTCAATCCTGTCGCCGATCGGGATCAGCAGCTGGTCCAGCAACTCGTGCCGATTGGTCGAGCCCGGCGGGCCCAGAACCTCGACCTCGAACTCGTGGGTGTAGGTGTAGCGCAGCGGCGAGAGGGTCACCTCCGGTTCCCCCGGATCGCCGTCGTGCAGGATGATGGTGCCGCCCGGATCCGGCCGCTTCGGCCAGGGTTGGTCGCGCCTGACCTCGGCCTGGGGCGCGGCGGCTTCCAGCAGCGCCTTCACGCCCTGGGCGGCGGCTTCGCGTGCGCTGTCCATGGCTCAGCCTCCGACCGGAACGACAGCGCACAGCCACCAGCCGTCTTCATTGCGACGCGGATCCCCGACGATCTTCAACGTCTCGCGCACGGCGCCGGTCACGTCGTCCAGCAGCTGTACCTGCTGGCCCTCCTCTGGTTCGGCGATCCAGCGCTGATGGATCTCGACGGCTCGGGCCGTCAGAATGTGCGACGCGTCGCCATACCGCGCGATCGCGTCCTCTTCAGCCGGGTGGACCCGCACCTCGCCGGCCACGCCCGTCCACAGCGCACGATCGCCGAGGTGGTCATCCACCTCGGCGACCATGGCCGTCAGATGCTGCCCGAAACCCATCTCAGGGCTGGGGCCCCCAGACCCACTTCGTGGTCAGGCGAGGCTTCCGCCAGATCGGCAGGGAGTTCATCTGGTACTTCCATTCCAGACCCGCTCCGTGCTTCATCACCTCTTCCGAGAAATGGATCAGGTCCTCGTCCGAGAAGGTCGAGCCCTCCAGTTCGCGGATATCCAGCGGCGGGGCCGCATAGGTGACGTGCGACTCGATCGTGCCGGTCGGGTAGGAAACACCTTCCTTGGCGTCGAGCAGCCGCGTCGTGCCTTCCGTTCCCCACAGCTTCACCCGCGCGCGGTACTCGCGGATGGTGCAGCCGGAGATCTCGATCACGCGACGGAAGCTGTTGGCCGACTTCTCGCGCTGCTGGTTCAGCAGCTGGAGCATGGCGGGCGTGCCGGCGAAATACTTTTCCACCGACGGGTGCCGGATGATCTTGCTGTAGAACTCCGGCGCGATGCGGACCTCCAGCCCGGTCATCGTGTCGTTGACCAGCTCCTCCTCGGTGCCGGAAAGCACCTCCTCCAGCGCCGCCGGCACGTCGAAGGTCGGATCGTCCAGGTCGAAATAGACCACCCGCTGCTGGAGCTTGAACACCTCGTTCAGGTCGTAGATGAGCTGATTGGCGCCGTCGACAATCCGCCCCTTCAGCGAGGAGATCTTCATCACCTCGAGGGTGATGGAGAACTTCAGACGGTTGCGGCGGTGACGGGTTTCGACCTTGTTGACCAGGGCGTCGTCCGGCGTGCGGGTGCGCCGGGCGTAGGCCATCCAGGACCGGATGTCCGCCGCCAGCACGGAGTCCTCGTGGCTGACGTTCGGAATCTCGAAGATGACGCCCTTGGGCTTGCCGTGGCGAGCGATGCTCGACGGGCGGCCGCCTTCCGTAACCGGCAGGGCGGTGATCACCCCGTCATCGATGTCGATGCGGACGTAAGGCGTGTCCAGGCCTTCGCTCGGGAACATGCCGTCCGCATTGAGCTGGCCGAACTGGTCGGGGACGGAGTTGATCAGGCCGGTGTGGTGCGCGGCCGTCAGGGGCAGCAGCGAGCCGCTGTCCAACAGTTCATCGGGGTCCATCGGAGCCCTCCTATCGTTTCAGTGTTCAGGGATGCCGGGCCGCCAAGGGGCCCGGATTGCCGGCTCAGCCGCTGACGCGCGGTTGGATGCCCAGCGAAGCCAGACGGCGGTAGGCCGCTTCCTTCTGGCCGTCGGTGACGCCCAGAGGCCAGGCGATGGCCTCGCGACGAATGATGACCGGGCCGCGCGCCAGGACCGTCAGCTCGACATCCACCCCGACCGGCGCCTCGGCCGACAACAGGTTGACGCCGGTGATGATCTGCGAGCCGTCCGTCGCCGCCGGATCCCACGGCGCATCCTTCTCGATCACGCCGTCCTCATAGGCGACGGAGACCGGAATCCGGTCGCCGGCGACGAAGTCCGCCGAACCGTCCGACAGGGTGAAGTTGATGGCGCCGTTGTAAGGCGAGCCGACATTGCCCGCCCCGTCCAGGCTTCCGTCGGGACGGATCACCTGAAAGGCGCCGCCGTCCGCCGCCGGAGAGACGATGACCACCTCGTATTGGCCCGCAGCGGCCCCGGTGTCCGCCGTAACGACGCCGATCGCGCCGTTGCCCGTGCCGACCACGGCGCCGGCCGTGACGGTCGCCGCGCCGATCAGCACCGTGCCGACAAGTACGAAAGCCGCAAAGGCCCTCGTCGTACCGACGCCGCCCAGGCCGACGCGCTTGTCGGTCGTATAGGTCGGATCGTACTCCGAATGGATGAGATCGCTGAGCCCGGGCAGGCCGGTCTCGAAAGTATAGGCCTTCATGACGGCCTCCTCTGTTCAGCAGGTTGATGCAGCCGGGATCAGGTCCAGCCCCCGGCCGAGCTGGTCGGCTCAGCCGGCGCCGCCGCCCCGGTTCCGATCGATGCGGTTGGCCACGGCCGCGCTCATGCCCGTGGCCCCCTTGGCCCCGTCGGCCCTCAGGCGCTGGGTTCCCGACATGGCGCGATCCAGGCGGCTGCCGCCTTGGGCCGAACCGGCGACGGCGGCCGACGCCTTGAACTGCGCCAGCGTCTGGCCCGACTGGATGGCGGCCAAAGCAAGCGCGGGGTTCTTCTTGGCCTCCGCCGAAGCGGCGATGGCGGCGGCGTCATCCTTCTTGTCGTCTTGATCGTCTTCGTCGCCGGTTTCGACTTGGTCCTTGGGCTTTTCGTCGCCCTCGTCATCGTCACCGCCATCGTCGTCGTCTTCACTATCATCCGGCTTGGTGTCGTCGGTCCCTGCCTTCGGCAGGGCCTCCGACAGGGCCTTGATGGCGGCCTGGGTCAGGCCGGCGGTCTTTGCGGCCGCGAGCACAGCGGAACGCTTCATATCAGTCTCCTCGGTAGATGCGGCCGGCGCCGGAGCCGCGTTGGATGACGCCAGACGCTCGCGCGCCAGCTCTCGGATCGCGGCGAACGCTTTGCGTTCGGTTGCGATCTCATCGACCAGGCCCTTGGCCAGAGCCGAAAGTTGCGGATTATCGGAATCGCCGAAGAAGCAGCCGGCCTCTGTCGCCAAGACCTCTTCCTCGGTTAGGTTCGGCCGGCCGGCGAGGACGTCAGCCACGAACCAGCGACCACATTGGTCGATCTCGTCCTGCAGGCCCTGGCTGGCCGTTTCCGACAGCGGCTCCATCCAACTGCCGTCCGTCTTCTTCGCCCCGAACTTGAACGGAGTGATGACGATGCCGTCCTTCGCGAAGGCGCCCGAGAAATCGCAGTGTGTGACGACGGCGCCGATGGATCCGACGCCGCTCTCGCGCGCAGCGACGATATGATCGGCGGCGCTGGGCTCCCAATATGCGGCGCTATAGCCATCCCGGAGGAAGGCGTGGATAGGCTTGCCGCCGGCCGACGCGCGGTTCTCCCGCTTTAACGCCGCCAGTTCTGGCAAGCCCTGGTCGACTACCCCGCCAGGAGAGCGCACCACCTCCCAGATGGCGCCGACACGGGCGTCCGCGAACATCTCCTCATAGGCGGCGAAAAGCGTGTCATAGCCGTGATACCAGACATCACCCCAGCCGAACCCTTCCGCCATGAGCGGGCCTGAGACCTCAAGGATTCCGACCCCATCCTTCAGAACCCACCCGTAACCCACGTCGTCAGGCTCGCCCACGAATCGCGGTGACGACGCCAGAGGCTCCGTCCGTTCCTCGACATCTTCCCGGCTGGCGAGCGCACGGCGTGCGCGCCCGAAGAAGTTGGCGAGGGGCGAGCCGCGATCACTAGCCTCCAGTCCAAGCTGACGGGCCAACGCCGGTATGGATGCTTCGCGCATGAGAAGGGGGCGGCCGGACAGGGCGGCCGCCAGCTGGGCGGGGTTTCGCATGGGGGGACCTCTTAGGTTCGCCGTTAAGCGGCGGGGCGCTGATCCAGGAAGCCCTGGTGCGCCGGATCTCGGCTGGTTGCGGCGGCGCGCTCCAAGGCCCCGCCCGGCAGGGGCAGTTCCAGTTCCTCGTGCTTGGCCATTTCGCGCGCACGCTGTTCCAGCACTTCTTCCCAGTCCTTGCCCTGATCGTCGCACTCGTCTTCCAGGGTGCTGACGTTGGCCTCGATGCGCGCCGAGGCCGCGTCGATCTCCTTGGTCGGATCGATGAAGCCCCGACCCGGGCCGATGCAGTGGATCTGGCAGTAGGCGTCGACCGCGTCGTAGAAATCCGGCGCTCCCTCGGGGATCTGCACGTAGCCCCGGTCGAAAGCCTCTTCGGCCCAGGCGACCACGAACGGCCTCACCAGCTGATCTTCCATCAAACCCATCAAGGCGACGGTTTCGGCCCAGGCATGGACGAGGGCTGCACGCGCAGACGAGTAGTTCGTCTGCGAATAGTCCATCGACAGCTCTTCGTAGGTCACGCCCAGCGAAGCGGCGATCAGGCGCAGGATCGAACGCACGAAGGCGTCGAAGCTGGCGACATCCTTGGACGCCGTCTGCAGCTGCAGTTCGTCGCCGTAAGGCAGGACCGGAATCTGAGCGCCGTTGGCCAGATTGACCGGGTGTTCCTTGTAATGATCCTGGCGCCAGGTCTCGAACTCCCTGACGTCCTTGGCCTCGAAGCTCTCGCTGACGGCGCCCGGCCCGCCGTTCGACTTCATGAAGGCGACGATCAGCGCATTGACCGTCGCGCTCTGCAGCGTGGCGTCCGTGAACCGGGACAGCGCGCGGAAACTCTTCAGCGCGGCGGCGAAACGGCTGACGCCGCGCGTCTGGCCGGCCCGTTCCGGCTCGAAGCAATGGAACACCTGCGGCCGACCCCATTCGGTCCAGCGCTCAAACCTCTGCCAACGGAACTGGCCAGGACCGCCGAAATCGGACGGATGCCGCTCGCGGATATGATAGGCGTCGGCCGCGCCCCAGGCGTCGAACTCGACGCCGCCGCGCAGCTCGTCCCGATCCGGTCGACCATTCGGATTGCTCAGCCGGTCAGGATCGACCAGACGAAGCCGCGTCTTGTACCGGGTCGCCTCGTCTTCCGCCCATTCGCCCAGCCCGAGCGCCTCGCCGTCGACCACGATGTGCGACGCCGCCAGTCGGAGCTGCTGGCCCCAGGTCAGCTTGCGCTCAGCGTCGGACGTAAAGGCGTGGCCGTAGCCGTAAAGCTGGAACTCTGTGCTCAGATCGGCGCCGAGCTGCCGCGCCGCCTCTCTGTCGATGCCGAGGGCGCGCGCGTTCGGCCTGAACTTGACCCGCCAGCCCTTGCCGACGGCCGCATTGACGCGACGGGACCGCGCCGAGGCGGCGACGGGATCGTTGCGCACCCGTTCCCGCACGCGGGCGGTGACGCGATCGCGGTTCGGAAGCCAAAGCTTGTCCGCCGAGCCCAGCTGGGCAGGCCATTCGGCGAAATAGGTGCCATGGCCGCTCGCCCCCTCATAGGACGGCGTTCCGCCCATGGCGGCCGTATCCGTCATCGCCACGGCGCGCGCGCGGGCGACCTCCAGGCGAGAGATCGACCGGCCCGAGGCGGACACTATACCTGAGGGAGCGAACGGCGTGCGCATGGCGCGGCTCAGTCCTTGGCCTGCGCAGTCGCGCGGGCTTCCAGGGCTGCAAGGCGCGACTGGAGCAACGCCAGTTCTCCGGCGCTGGCGTTGCCTGCCTCATCAAAGGCGGCGAAGCGGGCCTTCAGCGCCTCGTCCAGGCCTTCGAAGCGCTCATCAATGGCGGCAAGCCCCGTCTTGAGGGCCTCATCACGGGTTTCGCCGGCCTTCTCCAGAAAGCCGAAGCGCTCATCGATCAACGAAGCGAACTTATCGAACCGTTCGCCGATCCAAGCGTCATCGTAAGCGCCCGATCCGGTAACAGCCACGGGCTCAAACGGTGCGCTCAGCGCCTCGTTGAACTGCCGGCGGGCGTTCAGGACGCCTTCGACCAGCGTGTCAGGCACGGGGCGGCTGGGAAAGCTCACCAGGGCGCGCATCGCGTCCAGCAGGACGATCAATGCCGCCACGGCGGGCAGGTTCGACAGGGAAATGCTCGCGACGACAGATTCCGGCGCCGGCGCGACAGCGGGCGGCTTGGGGGTTCGGCTCATGATGGCCTCCTCGATGTGATGAAATCCGGGTGCGAAGGCGGCGCCGCCCCGACGTCGGCAGTCGGGGACCGCCGGCGGCCGAGAGCCTCCCCGAACCCGGGGCGGGAGGCCGGTTGACGGCGTAGATCGTTAAAGGCGGATGCTCAGTGCGCCTCGACGGCGCAGCGGCGCCCCGTCCAGTTGCAGGGCCTTGGCCTCAAGATTGGCGATCTCGGTTTCCAGCCGCCCGATGTCGCCTTTGGCGTACTTCACCGTTCGGCCGTTGCTGGTGATCTCGGCCACCTGGCCGCCCGCGATAATCTTGGCGTAGGCCGCGCGGAAGGCGGCCAGCTGGGCGGTCTCTGCGGGCGTCAGCGCCATTAGAAGCTCCATTTCTTCTTGGCCGCTGCGACCTCGGCCGAGCTGGCGGCGGGCGCTGACGGCGTTTCAGACTGACCGGCTGGCGGGCGTTCCCACAGGGCCTCCAGACCGGCCTTCTCAGCCTGACGACGACGCGCCAGCTCGAGCCAGTCCGGCTCCGCCCCGGGAACGCCGATGCCCAGAGAAGCGGCCAGCGCGCGGTTGTAGACCCACAGGTCCAGCTCCTCGTTGCGGCGGCGGACGCGGACCCAGGCCTCATCCTTCACGACGCCCGTCTTGCTGTCCTGGACAGAGACCAGAGCCTCGCCGGTCAGCTCCTCGAAGAAGTCCCGCTCGACCCAACCCGGCCAATGAGGACGACGCGGCGCGCGGGCGCCCTTCTCCCCTTCAAGGCTCAGCGGTATCGCCTCGTTCATCAGCGTCCGCTTCAGATCCCAGGTGCCGACGCGCCAGGTCCGGCACGAAACCACTCGTCCCTCAGGCCCTTCCAGCTTCTGTTTCGCGCCTCGGCGAAGCGGCATCCGCCCCCAACCGTCAGCGCCGTCTAACGCCTTCGATTTCCCGTGAGCCGAGCAGTAAGCGTAGACGTGGAAAGTCCCGTAGCCGGAATCGACGCCCTGAACTTCCGTGGCGACATACCCGCCGTCCTCATGCGGCCAACGTCTGCGCTCCAGCTCGGCCAGCTCGGCCCATATCTGCGGCTCCGACGGCCCGCCCTCGATCCGCCCCTTGTCGATGGGCACGTGCTCGGCTTCGGGCCCCCAGGCATAGGCCGTCCACTGGGCCCAGTCGCCGTTCAGGTCGACGGCGATGGTGACGATCTCGTAGCCCGACGGCACCACGCCCTTAGTGAACCGGCCGTCCCGACGCTCCAACAGCTTGTCGACATCGGCCTGCTGGACCGTGACCTCGTAAGCCTCGCCGAAGATCTGCTGGTGCAGGGCGATCTTCGCCTCTTCGTCCGTCGCATCCCGGATCTGTTCGGCGATATAGGCCCAATCCACGGCGTCCGATACGACCTGCCAGGCATGGTAGCTGGGCTGCCGCCCCTCTGTGGGCCGTTCCCGCCAGGCCTCGTACTCACTGACGGCGATGAAGGCGCTTGGCGCCGGATTGTCAGGGTCCGTCGACGGGAAGGTCGGTATCCAACCGCCGCGCACGCCGTGCGCAGGCTCCCGGTACGGGTGACATGCCTCAACCATCGCACGCTTGTGCCGATGCTCGATCACGCCGCCGCATGACGGGCAGTTGAAGTGGGGCGTTTCGCCCTTCTCCACGCCCATCATCATATCGCGATCCAGTCGGATCAGCACTCCGCCGGGCAGGCCCGAGCAATGGGGACAGGGCAGGTACAACCGGCGCTGGTCGCCGAGGCGATAATCGGCCGTCACCGGGCAGCCGGTCAGTTCGCCTTCGTTCTCCTCCGAACGGCGCACGAGCCCTGGCGTCGAGTTATGGAAGGTCTTGGCGCCGGCCAGTTCCCACTGAAGCTGGCGGACCTTGATCTGCTTATGCGGATCGCCGCGATCTCCGACCGACACGCTCCAGTTCGGCGTCTCTTCCTTCACCACCAGGCAGAAGGTGACCATCTGCAGCGGCTTGGCGCTGGTCGTGCCGAAGAACTGTCCGTACCCGCCCGGGAATCGTTTGTAGGTGTTGGTCGAGCCCTGCTCGTCCCGCGATGTCACTGCCCGGATTTTGCGGCGCAGCTCGGGCGTGGCGTCGACAAGCGGTTGCCACTTCGTCCGGTTGTACTTCAGCGCCTCGTCGCCGCTCGGCAGGGCGACGCCCCACGGGCGAGCCACCACAGCCGAGTAGTAGAGCGTCGCCAGCACGCCGATTGTCGTCTTCGCGATCTGGGCGGAGCCGACGAAGGTGACCGTCCTGGCGGGATCATCGGGGTGAAGCCGGTCTAGCGGCTCGATCAGGTACTCGAACCCGTCCCAGGACAACTCGCCTTCGCGCGTCGTTCCCGTTTCGCCGGGGATGTTGACCCGCCCTTCGGCCCAGGCGCTGATCATCTGATCGGGGGCAGGCGTCACGGCCGTCGCCATGGCCATGACCAGCGACGCCGCCTGCCGCGCCAGCTCGGCGCTGCTGAACAGGCTCATGTCAGGCCGCCGCCAGCTCGTCTTCCGTGAAGCCGCCCGCCAGCTTAGTCAGCTCGGTCACAAGGTTGTTCAGCAGCTTCTGGTCCGCCTGTTTCAACACATGCTCGGCCTGCCGGACATCGTTCATGCCGGCCACCTCAGTGGCCAGGGTGCGCCGGCGGCGCTCCAGCGCCTGGGTGAAGGCGACGCCCATGGCCTCGATCGCCATCGTCACCGCCGCCTTCGACAGAAGCTCGCCCTTCCGCTCAGCCAGGTCGAGTTCGAGCTTTTCCTCTTCCAGCGCGCGCTTCCGAGATCCCGCCGGGCCCGCAGGCGCCGCCAACGGCGCTTCCGCCACCTGGCGGCTGTCCTGGACCGAGAGGGATTCGCCGCGCGCGCGGATCAGGGCGTCGTAGTCGACCTCCTTGACGCGCCCTTGAGGATCGCGCCGGACAGGCAGGTCCTCATTTCGCGCGATGAAGCGAGAGATCGAGGATTTGTTGATCGGTCGCCCGGCTTTGGCTTCCAGCGCCGCCGCCTCGCTGACGCTGACCCAGCGCTGTGACGATCCACCATCGAGCAGGAAGGGCTCTGTCATGCCGTTGCGCTCCCTGTTGCGTAAGCAACGCCCGTTGCACCCCTCGAAACATCGCTCACTAGGGAACGAAAACGCTCTGCCCCACCGCATAGGGTCAGAAATGGGGGGAAGGACCCAAGGCCCGCCTAGCCGCGACGCAAGTCATTGAAAGACAATGAAAAACCCGCCCGGGCGGAGCCTTGGGCGGGTGGGTCGGAACGGGCTGAGGCTGGACGGCTACCGCACTGCGCGTCATTCGTCTGACGGCAGTGCAATGATCTGGCGCGAATCACGCCCTAGCAGGGTGAATACGACTGCCGCTCTGTCGCCGTCAACCATCTCTTCGAAGACGAGATCGTAGTCGGCTGTCGGCCCAGCCAGGCGCAGTTTGTCGCCGCGCTTGTATCGGCAGGCCTTTGGAGCGGCCTTTTCGTTGTCGTTACGAGGACGCTGCAACACCACCAGCCCATTGACCTCGCGGGCCTTCATCTCGGTGATGAAGCGGCTGGGGATGGGACAGGGCCGAGCCGTCTCACCGACGCCGCGCGTGATCACCTCCGTCACGCCCATGGTCGAGTAGACCGCACGCCAGCGGTCCTGGTCGAGATCCATCTCGATGAACAGGTAGCGCGGGATCATCGGTCGAGGCGAAGGCGCCACGCCGTTCCGAACGCGGGCCCGGGCCGGAGGCGGCACCAGCGGCAGATAGACGTTGAAGCCCTGCTGCTCCAGCTGATACCGGGCGTGCCGTTCCTGATGGGCGTGGGTCACCACGACATACCAGGCCTTGCCGGTTTGGGCGGATAGAGCGGTCGACGCGGTCACTTCTGCGGCCCCTTCGCTTTGGTTTCGGGCGTCCCACGGCGTACCGGCTGAACGTCCCACTTATCTTTTTGAGAACACTCGATAAAAATAGAGACGGGACGCGCGGGACGCATGGGACGCACCTGTGGCGTCGTGCGCTCCCGCATGTGCGCCCCCGCATGGGGCCGAGGTCGCGTCCCATGCGTCCCGGTGTCCCATGCCCGGCTCAAAGCCCGATCAGTCATGGCTTTCACCGTGGGACGCAGGGCGGGACGCGCGGTCGCCTGGGGCGTCCCAAACAGGCGCTTCGAACGCCGTCACCTCCGCCGGATCAGCCCCCAATCCGACCGGCCTCTCTAGCCAGGGGGTCAGGGGGACGGCCAAGGCGCGGCTCTGGTGCATCCCGAACCGCACAGGCGTCGGCAGCGGTCGCGGCGCATAGGCCTCGCCCAGGTCCGCCAGGTGCTCCAGAACCCCGCGCCAGTTGGCGTAATGCGTCCCCGCCAGCGCCCGCGCGAGGGCCGGATGGTTGGTCGAGATCAGCAGCCATGGCCCCGGCCGCTCATGGGCGCCGTGCCCATTCTCGATCTTCAGGCCGAAGGTCTTCAGCACCTTCTCGTGGAAGCCCGGGCTTTCCAGCTGCTCCTGGATCATCTCGCCGATGGTCAGGTGGCGATCCTTGGAATGCTGGCCCGAGTTGATGGCCCATATCCGCGACAGACACGCCTGCCCCGGGTTCTGCGCCGCCGAGGTCTCTTCCCGGTTTCGGATCAGGGCCGACCATTTGGCGACCTCCTCCCGCGCCGTCTCGATCGTGAGCGCCTCATCGTGCAGCAGCAGCCGTCGCCCGGCGGCCAGCGCCGCCACCAGATCGGCCGCCCGGGGCGTCTGCCCGCTCTCCCCCAGCGCAGCCTTCAGCAGGCTGACGTCCGCCCGGTATCGCTTAGCCTCGCGCACGGCGCGCGCCAGCAGGCGCGGCGAGATCTCCCGCGCCCAATCAATCGCCTCCTTCAGCTTTTCGTCGGCTCCGCCCTTGGCCTTGCCCAACAGCCTCAACCGCACCTCGACCACCCGCGTGGCCATGGCGTCGCCCAGCTGCACCGGCAGAATGCTGGCCAGATAGGCCGACCCGACGGCGGTCTGTCCCGCCGTCCGCCCCCCGGTGTCGCCCTGTCGACGGGTCGATCCCTCGCCGGTCGACATGCGGCGCAGCACCTCCAGCGCCTTCTCGACCGGTCCCTGCCCGTCGACGCTGGGCTCCGCCTCGTCCAGGTAGAGCGCCCGCGCCTCGCCCGACAGGCCGTTGCGCAGGCCCGCTTCCGAGAAGCTGTCCAACAGGTCGCCGGCGTTCGCGCTGCCCGCGGCCTGCAGCAGGCG